GTCTTCCTAATAGTAACGTAACTACTATACTGAAAATATCAAACTACCAGTCAAATTGCCTATTCGATGCCTTTATAGGTGAATGCACCCTCGGAGGGTTTGAGCGCACAGCGCATAAATGGAGATGATAAAATGGAAAGCAACATGATGATGGCAACAATTGGGACACTATTAGTCCTGATGTTAGCCGTAAAGACGACAGACAAGAGGGATAAACTCCTTGAGATGAGCCGCCGCACCTTAACAGGTGTAACGGAGCAACTTGAGTTATCCACACCGACCTATGACCTGATGGAACAGACCCGACCTACGATTAGTGCCAAGTTAGCACTTCAAGTTAAAATGAGTCTGTCAATGATGGTTGAACAAATGACCGTCTTAGGGCGATTAGGTGTTAGCAAAGTGTCGGCACGTGGGTTTTACCCGATGCAAACATGGGCACAACAAAGGAGAGCAAGGGCCGCACTTAGGGAGTGGTCAACACACATGATAAAGTGGGCACGCTCAAGTGTCAAGTGTATGCACTGCGCCTGTATTGGTGTTAGTAGTGCAGTAAAGTGTCCGGCCACCTTGACAACCATGATGGCACGACAGACCACTGAGAATCAGTGGAATGAAGAAGGGTATGAGATGGTAGTTAGCGAGCCACAAATGCGCAACCACAGGGGACAAATGAACACAGCATGGATAATGGAGCAAACCACCCGCGAACAGTGGGTAGTAGCCAAAGAGAATGCAGTGTATGGCAACACAAGGATATGCGAGCAAATAATCGCAGCCTTCGACGCCGCCGCTGAAGTCTGAGTAGGTCTTCAAGTCTGAAAGAGTTAGGTACAGATAACCACATCTGAATACGGTTGGGTCGGTGCTTCGGCACCGGCCCTTTTTTTTGGCAAACCGTTTTTTTCATTCTCTCTCTCAAAATCTCTCTCTCTTGTGACGGAAGGGGTGTTACTTCCTAATAGAGTTACTACTATACTTCAAATCGGTGGCTGAATCCCCAGTCGGTGCCTTTAAGGGGTGGAGCCGAGTCGGTTTAATTATCCGACAGGAGAACAGGAGGGAAAATAAGTGAGAAATGAAATTAAAGCAGTAAGAGCAATCAATAAGGCACCCCGCATCAGGAACCGAGGCGGGTCACCCCGACTTATCACCGTTGGTGACTTGGTTTATTCCTATAATACACCCGTAGGAGTCTACATCAACGGCAGCATATACGTGCCTAAATACCACAGCGTCACAACAAGTCGTCACATCAATATCGTGGCTAATGACTGGAACGCCGACGTTGTTAAGATGTATTGAGTCCCACAATAACAGGTTAGATACGGCACAAGCGGGGATGATACGCCACCCTGACACCCTCGCTCCCGCCTTCGGGCGGGGGCTTTCTTCACGTTCTCTCTCTCTTTCTCTCTCTATATATGCTGGCCGGTAACACTTCCTAATAGAGTTACTATTATACTGAAAATAAAAAGGAGAATGCCACTTGGTTAATACTATAAGTGATTTAGAAGTCGCAGGGGGTGTAAGCAGACCTATGATACATGGGATAAGGGAGGTGAAAAAGCATGGTACGAATTGAAGTAATAATCAAGAACGAAATAGAAGTCGATATGGCAGACCTATGGGAATCCGGTAAGGCCCTAAAAGAGTACGTTATGGAGGAAATAACTGCTCATATTGATGACTGCGAAACAGAATGCGAAGAAGTATGAGCCTTTAGGCTTAGATTCGACGCTTGATACCCCATAAAGACGGCTATTATTGAAACGGGGCCGCTACCCTCCCCCTACGGGGGGAGGGATTTACCCTTTCGGGCATTCCAGGTTTTTCATTCTCTCTCCTTTTTTCTCTCTCATTTATGCCGGAAGGGGGTTACTTCCTAATAGAGTTATTATCACAAAGTCACAAAAAAAAGTGACTCCGACCATGCCGCCGCATGGCCGAAGCCGTGAACCGTTGTTGATGGTGGTTCAAACCATATGCTGCTCAAATTGCCTCCCATGTTTTGATGAGTAGGTCAATCATTATGTCAACGTCAATCAATTCAACCTTCAATCGACCGTCGATTTCAGTTGAAAGTACCCTTGCGCGTTCACCCTTGAACATACCCGCATTGAGGCGGATTAAGTCGCCCGCGTTTGCTGTCCGTTTAAGTGCCCATTCCGCCACCTCTTGATTGAAGAGTGGTCCTTGCACCTTGTAGGCTACGTTGCGCCATCCAGTGCGGCTTGATAGGGTGTTTTTGCCGTCTTGTGCGGTAACCCTCTTGCCAAGGACGCGCTCTATGTTTTGGCGGCCCCACATACCGAGGGTTTCAATCCACAAGAATGCACCTTGAACCCATACGCTTGATATCGCGTATCGGTAGGCATCCATTTTGGGGGTCATTAGACGTTGTTCAACTGTTTCCTTGACGTTAGTTGCCGACCCAATCGGCTTAACGCGGAAAAGTTGCCGGTTCATAGGTCCGGTAGGCTCTTCTTCATATTCATTCATTTGTTGTCCTCCTTTGCTTTACTCCCTTTCGTTTGATGACGTGTCTAACCTATCATCGCATCGCGAAGTCGCCAATATTAACGACCTACGGTAGTGTTGGTTTTACCAATGGCTGACTACCGGAGCCGACTTCTAAAGAAGTAAAGGGGCCACCGAATCAAGTTTGCATATATACCTTCCGTGATATATGCTCATAACAAAAAATAACATGGCTCGCAGTGGCACGTTTAATCTCATGCAGTGCAATAATTACGCTGCCGCCGAGAGGGTTAATTGAAAGGTCGGAACCAAAGGGTATATAGGCAAAGACCGTTTAGGGCTATACAACGGGAAGGGTGCTGAAATGATAACGAATATCCGAGGCGGAGGGGCCGCCGGTAACTTTGCGATTCCTTTTCTTACATTTCTCTCTCTATAATGCGCTCGGTGCAACACTTCCTAATGATGCGGGCGGACTGCTGGTGCATTAACTACACTGCGGGAGAACCCCGCGCAGTTACGCTTATATGTAAATAAGCCGGCGGCTAAAACATGGACGAGGATAACACCCCCATAGGAGCCGGCCCGATTAAGCCGGAATCAACCATTGAGCCAATAGATGAAGGGGGTGCTTGAATGAGTGTCAAGTGTCGGGCATGCGGCGAGCCGGCTAATTATGCGGCCGTCAAGTGGTACGGTGATGATGAGTCGCCTACCGTGGTTATATGCTGTATTCACTGCGCTGTTGATGCGTCCAAGGTTGAAGGGTGTTCTATTACCCTACTTGATGGTAAACAGGTCAATATCAATCTATGTTATATCAACTGGGTTATGCACTGTAATATGATAAGAGAATGGCAAGCACAATATGTTTGAGTGGGGCTGATAGCATGAGGATAGACGCGCCCGACATCGGCAAGCCACCACCCACGCGGGCGGCGGATTTGACGCCAAAAACTACACCTTCTTTCATAGAGGGCACAGCCCAGTCTCCCACACAATTTTTTTATTTTTTTTTGGCAAAGAGTAATAAGTGGGTGCTTACCTGCAACAAATAATGGATTTTGATTTCATATCCGCTAATGCCAAAAATAGACCGAAAAGCCGCATTGGGTTCGCACGATACCTTCATTCGCTCGATTCCAGCAGAACAACGAAAGGTTGGGAGATGTTGCTTATTAGATGGGAAGAGGCGGGTTCGCCGGCTACTAACCCTGAGCGAATTGATGTTAATGAGCGTGAAGCACCCCTGCTAACTGCTGATTGGCTGCATGATTCCCGATATATCTATAATAGTGAAGAAGACGTTTATTATACGAGATTACCACGTGTCAACAGTCTATTATCCGTTCCTGGCCAAACGCACCGTGATATGCTCGCAGATTACGCTAATGCTACTGGACCATTCCTTTCATGCCGACAACTGGCTGAAAAATACTCATTCCCCCTGAAATGGATGCAATCTTACGCCCGAGTCCACGGATGGTCCCATGACGGCGACCCATTTACAAGTGAAGACTTAGATACTAAAAGTAGTGATGACCTGCAAGCACAAATGCTGCAACATAAGCGAAACTCCATAATCGAATCCTACAATCAAGAGGAAAGGGAACAGCAGGTCAAAGACGCAGCGGCGTATCGTGACCTTAAGCATCGCTGGCTTGACGACTTCAAAGACCTCATCCCAAACAAAAAGGCTAAACTGCCAAAAATTAACCTCAAGTCTAATCCACGCCCATACGCTCTTGTTATATCCCCTACTGACTTTCATTGGGGCAAATATGGCTGGGCTGATGAAACCGGCGATGGTTATGACCTCGAAACTGCCCGTAGTCGCCTCTTTGATAAAACCAATGAGTTAATCTGCCGATTGCCTGGAAAACCGGAGGAAATTATTCTCGCTGCTGGTTCAGACTGGTTCCACGTTGATAATGACCTCGGAACCACCACTAAGGGTACTCCACAAGATATGTGCGCTTCACCGGCGCAAATCCTGATGTCAGGCTGCGACCTTGCTCGGGAACACATAGATTTACTACGGCAAGTAGCACCAGTCCGAATAACATTTATGGCCGGCAATCACGACAGGCATTCAACTACCGCCCTTATGATGTATTTATCCGCATACTACAAAGGTGATGATGACATTACAGTTATAACGTCGCCTAAAACTCGTCAATACTTAACCTATGGCTCAACCCTACTCGGTTTTACCCACGGTGATAAAGTACGGGCAAATAAACTCGGTCCTCTTATGTCGAGCGAATCCCGGGAAGAGTGGGGTACTCATCCCCACCACATTTGGTTCCACGGACATTTACACCACCAAACCCTTGTTGAACGCGACGGTTGCACCATCATACAATTACCAAGCCTTGCAGGGCATGACCGATACCACTACCGCGGAGGGTACACAATTAACAATCCTGGCCTCGCAGCCCACATTGTTGATAAGGAACATGGTCTTGTTGGTTCACTGTTTGCGATAGTCGAGCATGATAATTCTTAAATATCACCCAACACCTGTCAAGGTCACAGGTGAATAATATGCCAGTTAATAGGAAATTACGAAAGTTTGTTGATACTAAGTATCTGAGCGACAGCGCAGTAACTACTGCAAAAATAGCAGCAGCGAACGTATCATCAGCGCAAATTGCCCTCGATGCAATAACAAATGACCAAACTGGACCAATCCAAAAGAAATACCTTAAGGCAGTTTATGACTTCTCGGTATTAGGTGGAGCAGCCAGTTCTGTTATATTATTGGATGCTTTAGGTGCCCCAGCCACTATTCCTGATAACGCAGTAATATGTAATGTATCAATCGAAGGAATTACAGACAACACAAGTGGTGGAGCCGCTACTATATCACTCGGATATACTGGTCAACTAACAGCATTCCTGGGAGCAACAGCATTTAACCACGCAACATGGGACGTTAATGCAGTCACCTCCGGTGCACCAACAGTCGCAGTTGGAAAGACTACTACTGATTCACAAGTCCTCGCTACTATTGCTGATGCCGACCTAACAGCCGGCAAGTGGCAATTGTGGATTGAATACTACGAAGGTGCTTGAGCATGAGTATGGTTCAAAGGAAGAGTCTTAATGATGCAGTAAATGGTGCTGCTAAAAAGAAAAAGGCTGCTCCTAAGAAGAAGAAGTCAAGCCCTAAGAAGTAATGTGGTGAGCGCAATTGCTCCCACTACCCGTAACCATACTCTTTTTGTTTGGTTTAGGCATGTTACTATATTTATTGGCGGGGGTTATCTCGGATGATGCCTAATTTTCATATAGGTCGCTCCCGATATGAAATAAAACACTTTTATGAGTGGCTCTCCGAGGAATACCGTTGGGCAGACCACATAGAAGAATGGATGCAGATGTATGGGAACCGTGGTGATGCAGAAGTCCACCGTGTCTGTATAATCGCGCCAAGAGGTCATAGTAAATCAGTTACTCTCCGTGTTAAACTCCTTCATATGTGCCTTTTTGAAAAGTGGAAAAAGAAGCCCGTCACCATTTGGCTTTTTTCAGCCAGCAAGCAACAAGCCATGAATAGATTGCGTGAAATTAAAGAAGATATGCTGCGTCATCCCGAATTAAGGAAATTGATTGATGAGCGCACTTCAAATCGACTCAAATTACAATTTGTTAACGGCGCATGGATTCAAGCAACGTCAGTAGGCTCATCCATTCGTGGTGAACACCCCGCAGTTATCGCTCTTGATGATGTACTCGCTGAATTAGGGGACATCACTATGGAGAGTGTCTTAGATTGGTTCAAGAAGGTTATTACGCCAATGGCAGACCCGGGTTCCAGCATATTTTGTGTAGGAACACCAATGTCACTTGAAGACCTGTACCATAAACAAATGTTAGGTAAAGATACGTGGAAATCAAACACATGGTCATCTATCCCAAATTGGGATGAGTACCAAGCGGACCCGCAAAATGTTAAAATGCTTGCTTTATGGCCCGACTTCCGTTCCATCCAGTATCTCATGGAACAAAAAGTCACCCTTGAGGACGACCTCGCCTTCAGTCAGGAGTATTTGTGCAAGGTCGTGGATGATGATGCCCAAGTCTTCAAGAGAGGCAGTGTCAGGAAAAATATAGATATGAGTTTGGTCATCAGTAGTAGCGGTCATAGTGATGACGGCAGATACGTTATTGGATTCGACCCCTCTCATGGTATAGTGAAAGACTTTACTGTGCTAATAGTATTGCGGCAGGATGCTGAAGGAATAATCCATTTTGTGGATATGTGGCGACGAAATGATTTTCCGCCCGATAGACAAGCAGACGCAATAATCGAGTGGTGCAAACGCTATCCGGCCCCAACAGTGGCGGCAGAAGATGTCGGATTCCAAAGACTGTATGAAACTATCATTCAGCAGAAGGGCGCAGTCATAGACTTCCAGCCCAGCAAGGCATCCAATAAAGGATTGAAGCAAGGGCTTCTCAATCGCCTACGAACATGGTTTGAGCAAGACAAGTTTCACTGGCCCTATGGCAATATTGAAACGAGGGATAAGGTTAACATCATATGGCACGAATTGGAACATCACGTGTGGAAAAAGGGTGAGATAGTTGATGTCGGCAAGCACAATGATACTGTAATGGCCCTCGCACACGCAATAGACCAATTTAACCGTTATAAAGAGAATGTATTACCAATAATAACTGGAACAGTCAACATGAAATCATGGGATGGGAAGGCTAAACCGAGGCATCCCAATAGGAACGCATCATCGAAACATATATCCCTCTTCTGAAGCATGAACACAAAATGATAATAGCACCACCGAATAAAAACTATCAACATGAAGGAAGTGGATGGAGACACTATGGAGGGATTTTTAGATGCGATTATTAGTGGAGAACGATTCGATGTCTGTTATGATGAAGCGTTCAATTCATGCCTTACTATTCCAGGCTGGCAATCCGCCGGTATCGGACTTATCATCATCGAATTGCTCTTTTGGGTATTAGTAGTAGCATATACATATAGGAGAGTGAAAAAACATGGACGAATCCCTACTGAACATTTTGACGAGAATAGACCTGATAAAAGATAAAGTGGATGGGCTCGCAGATGATGTCAAGGCTCATATGCGGCATGAAGAGGAATTGGACCGACGCATCATCAATCTCGAGACTGCTTCAATCAATATCAACGACAGCCTTCTAAGTATTTCGACAGACCTTCAGGAAATAAAGGATGGGCCGATTTATTCTCTTGATAAGTTTATTTCACGAAAAGTAGCAACATATACTATGGGATTGGGTACTTTTGGCTTTTTTTTGATGACTTTTTTCCTTTCTTTGTAAAATTAAGGATAATGTTAAAATAGCAAACACATGTAATAACGCGGCATGGATATATTCGCGTGGTTCCGCCGACGGCATTCGCCGCAAGAAGTTCAAACACCTATGGCTGTTACATCATCAGTAAGCCCCCCACCTTTCAATGTTATTGCTGGTATCAGCGATATATTCAAGAATACTGAAAACTTCAGGGAGGATTCTAACTTTGACACCATATTTGACTTCTATGATGACATGGTTAAGTTTGACCCCGAATTAAACGGGGCTGTTCGCACTATTAGCCTAACAGCAAACAATTACAGTGTGGATTATAGCAAAGCAAAGAATGGTAAAATCCGCAACGCTATTAACGACCTTGTGGAGTCCCTTGACTTTGATGACCTGCTAATCAATGCTATGAGAAACCTCATGGTCTATGGTAATGACATCAACAAACTAATAGGTCGCTCCGGTGTTGGAATACAGGCGGTACAATCCCTGCCCATAAGCCAAATCACAATTGCGGATAATCGCAAAATCCCTTTCGCTTCCGGAAAGGATAACCCAATCATGTTCGCAGACAAATACATATTCCGTGAGAATAAAATTGATACTCAAGTATTCCCTGCTTCTGAAATCCTTCACTTCAAAATAGATTATCGCTCATATTGGTTTGAGGATAAACTCGGTCGCTGGTCCTACGGTGTTTGGGGCGCATCGCGATTCTCAAGTCTAAAACAAGCAATTAGCGCAAAATACAACTCCATGAATAATCGAATAGCACTTGAGGACACTATGACAAAGCGGTATATCACCATTGGTCCTGAAGCAGTGGAGAATGTAACTGACCCAGCAGAACAGGAAGAGCGTATGACTACTATTATGAATAAGGTAGGGTCGCTCCTTGATAGCCTACGTGCAGACCAAACACCGATTCTTCCACATTATGTTCAACTACACCATATTGACCTAAAAAATACAATTCCTGATAATTCAGCATTCCTTGACCAAGTTAACGGAGACATTTCATCAGTCCTACACGTACCACGTGTCAGTATGGGTCAAGAGCGTGGTTCAACATTCGCAGCAACATTTAATGCGAGCCAATGGTCCGTTCAAGCAATTCGCCGATTACAACAAGTGGTAGTGGAGTATATCAAAAATCTATTCTCCCGTCATCTTGACCTTATCGGTATAGAGCATAAGCCAAAAGATATACCGCCGCTGGTATTCGGAGCAATTG